ACTATTCATCACGATAACCACCAACCCACCACCTTCCTGTTTAGCAACATAAGCCATTACATCATCTCCTTCTTTGCGGCGACATGCATCTCTTTCTCCTGCCAATCAAGAACCCACCCGTCATACTCTGTGTCCACCACAAGTGCTTCGTAGACGGCCATCCCGTCGGTAACACCATTGGAGTGCAGACAGACTCGTTCATCTAGCCATACGGTGAACTCCACTTTGAAGAGCCGCCCCTTTTTTCTGAATCCGTTACTCATTTGCTTTCCTCCTTTATCCTAGGATACATTCCCAGACCTAATCGTTCCGCTCAAACAACCACAACACCACACTAGACACCAACAACAACACGCTACCCCAAAACAGGAAAAACAGGACACCATCAAAAGTCATGTCCTCACCCCACACGCAGACAAAAACCGTTCCCTATCAAACGAATCGTTATCCTCCAACAACAACCCACACAAATCGTGAGCAACCCGATCCACCACATCACGCGCCACCACCGAATCATCACGACGGGCACGCAACACACCAGCCACCAACTCGTAATCCTTCCTATACACCACTAGCCTCCCTCATCTCACGCACCACACCCGGATGCACCCTACGTGTACGGACCCTACTACTACGTCTACGATTATCCTGTGATAATCCTGCCCGCACCGTCCTCGCCTGAATAATAGGCGTAGCATTCTGCTCCGCTAACGTAGCGAAAACAGTCCACTCCACCCCATCCACTGTCCATCCTCTGCTCTGATTCATACTACTATTATACTCTTTTTTCGTCTGCTCGTTAGCAAACTTATCCGGGGATAACACGAGAAAGAGGCACCCCGAAGGGCGCCCCAATCTCTAGACGGTAGTCTCAACAAGTCCAGCCGACTCCAAAGCAACCTCGAAAGTCTCGAAGTTGTCAACAGTCTTGGCCATCTCCTGCACGAAGAATGCCACCTTATGACACTTACGGTCGCCCGTCATTACCCGGTTGATCGTCTCCAGCGCAGTCCAGATACCCTTATCAGGATCCGTCGGTTCCGGATCGATAGATCCGTCAGCCTTTTCACCGTACGCTTCCACGGAGCGCTCCGTACCCTTAGTGGACAGAAGATCCCCGTAGCCCGCTTCGGCAATGGCAGCGCACATCTCGTCAGTCTGATTACCGAAGTAATCCCGACCTTCCGTGATGAACCCCTGCCGGACTGCCAGAACATCATGGGCGAAAGTCTGAACATCGAACGGATCCGTGGCAGCAGTTGCCCGCTTGACCACACCATCCGTCGAGATCAGCCGTCGGAGCGTTGACCACTCTGTAGACGTGTCCCCGAAGATAACCCCGGCAAACCCATCTACGAGATCCAACAAGGCTTGCGCATCCTTCGGGCGACTCACGTCACCGTCCAGCAAAGCCTCCGTTAGAGTGTTCATCGAAGAATGATTAGATGCCGGAATGGCATACCCCATGTCCGTGATGAACCTGTCAGCGCTCCAGAACCCAGCCCACTGTCCGAAGTTTGCCACGAGGACCAAATGGTCCGCATTGCGTACAGAGGACATGTGGTAGACGTTCCGGAAGAACCCCAACATGGACTCGTTGATTGTTTCTGATGTTGCCATGATCTAACCCCTAACCCCGTTATCCGGGGATAATGGTAGACACCATGCCTACGACGAAACAGTACGTTTGGAGATGCGATCTCCGCCCGCTATGTGACACTGCCCCTTTCTATCCGTAGGCATCATGCCTACCGTCGTCATCCGGACTCTCCGGATACCAATACCATACTCCCATTCCCCGGGGTTGTCAACCCCTTTAATGTTGCAATCATGTTACGGGGTTATCCGGGGATAATACCATGCCATGCATATTCATGCAGCGGACCGGCGGTGCGGGCACAGATGATCAAACGTTTGACCATCAGACCCCAGACCATCAAACCTTTGACGACCCGACCCCGGGGTAGGTGGGGTACCCCCATCGCCCGGCGTGTATGTATAGATATCAAGGGCCGATGCGTGCGATTTTGGTGGGTTGCCCACCATATGCCTATGCCTGTGTCTTCGTGTACGTTCTTCTGACGACCTTGGGGGTCGTCGTCAGAACCATATCATATACATATGGTGTGACTGTCCCAAAAAGGGACTGTGCAGGGGTTCGCCGGATTGGTGTGGGACACTTAAGGGTTTCCTATTGGAGGTTTACGTATGGCGCAAAACGGTGGCGGCAAAGGCTGGAAAACTGATCCGGACACTGGCGAGAAAGTCATGTTGAAGTCTTGGACGAGTCTTCTCGACTGGCTACTACAGGGTCCCGACAGGGATCCTAGGACTCAGTATGAGTGGGCTGAGTTGAATGGTATGCATGAGGATTCGATTCGGCGTATTAAGCGGGATCAGCGGTTTGCGAAGGAGTGGGATCGTCGTGCTGCTGAGTTGAATATTCATCCTGAGCGTACTCAGTCTGTGATTGATTCGTTGCATGCTCAGGCGGTGGGTGGGTCTGTGCAGGCTGCGTCGTTGTATTTGCAGTATGTGGAGAAGTTTACGCCGAAGCGGCGTGTGGTGGTTGATGATGATCGGGATGCTTCTGGTTTGTCTGATTTGGAGTTGGCTGATGAGTTGGAGGCTCAGGTGTCTCATTTGAGGGTGGTTGAGGGTGGCTAGTTCTCGTATGGTTGGTCCTGATTTGCCGTCGGGTTTGAGGCGTCCTGATCGGTCTGTGTCGTTGCCGGATCCGCGTGAGCAGCCGGTGCAGCGTATGGGGGGTTTGGAGGAGTTTCTGTTTTGGTCGCGGGAGAACCCGCGTCCGTATGGTATGAGTGGCGAACCTCGTGATGTGTCTAAGTTGTCTGCGCGGGCGCGTGATTGGGTTGAGTCGATGGGTTTCGATGTTGATGACTTGCATGAGCCTATGGCGGATGACTTAGAGGATATGGCTGAGGCGGAGATCGCAGAGGGCGACTCAGAGGTAGAGTTTGATCGTCGGCAAACTGAGCGTACTGGTCAGATCGCGGAAGAGATTGTGCGGGATCGACGGCAGCAGGTTGAGGATGTGGAGGCTGCTGAGGCTGCGTGGGGGGAGGCTGAGAGGGATGCTTCGGTGGGTGACCCGGGTTGGGATGGTTTCCCTGTGGGGGAGATGCGTGGTTTAACAGCGGATGAAGCATTCCAACAGCATCATGCTGCACGGCGTATAAACCCGAATCAGGGCGAGTTGCCGGGTACTGGTGGTCCCGCTGAAGAGATTCGTAAACAGATTAAGGAGGCAAAGGAGCAGGTACCGTCTAGGACTCCTGCGGAAGAGGCGGCTTGGGAGAAGGCATCTCGTGAGAAGGGGCATCGCAGTCCGGCTCCTGTGGTTCCTCCTCCTGTACCGCCACCTGTTAACCAGATGGAGGACCGCAACCCGGAGTTGCGATCCATGGATTCACAGATGCTGGCCGATCTGATGGCGCAACAGGCCACACAGCCCGAACAGGGCTATTTCGGTGGCATGGGTGAGGCTGTACAGGGGTTGACTGAGAGGGCTGCGAACATGTCTAATACGGAGCGTGCAGCGTTGCTTGCTGCTTTGATAGGGGCTGGTTTGATCACGATGGGTTCTGGTGGCATGCTGGCACCGGCTGGTGCCGCTCTGGTGGGTGGTGCCGGTATGGCGGCTTTGAATCAGTGACACCGGGGCATGTGCTGCGGGAAGGTGAGTGGGTGCCGTACGAGGAGGGTGAGTTGCGTACAGCGTTTGCGGTTGAAGCCATCGACGTGTATGATCTGTTCGATGATGAGGAGCCTTTGGAATGCGGTTTGGAAACCCCTGAGGTGTGCGAGTCGTGTCAGTAAGAGACTGGTGGGCTTGCCTGCTGTTGACAGCAATGTTCGCGTTTATAGCCTTCACGGTTTGGGGTTTGGGTCGGACGTTACAATCGTTGTTCAATTAGGTGAAGGTTTGGATTGATCAAGATCTTTGTACCGGTGACGGCATTTGTGCCGAGATCTGCCCTGACATTTTCGAGATGCATGATGACGGTTTGGCTTACGTTAAGGAAGCCGAATGGAAGTCGATTGCTGGCCCTGACGTGTCTAGGGGGGAACCGTTGTTGAAGATGGGGGAGGGTCTTGCGGCTATCCCTGACGGGCATCTTGATGCTGTGATAGAGTCTGCCGAGGAGTGCCCCGGTGAATGTATTTACATTGAGGTCGAGTAGATGGGTCGATTAAGTGAACTTCACCGTGAAGCAGAGTGGCGGAGATGTGTTACGGATGAGTCGTATTTCTTACGCATGTATTGGCATATTGCCCATCCTGCTCATGGTCGAATACTGTTTGGTCTTCGGAACGCCCAATCTTTTGCTTTGGATCATTGGGACAGTAACCGGTACTCACTGACTTTGAAGGCCCGCCAGATCGGGTGGACGACACTTGTGGCGGCACACCAGTTTTGGTTAGCGTTTTTTAAACCGGATCAGAACATTATTGACCTGTCGCGTACGGAGCGTGAGTCGGTATTGTTGTTGCGCAAATCGAAGTACGGTTTTCAGCACATGCCTGAGTGGATGGTGGAGCGTGGACCGGATTCGTTGGTGGAGCATCAGCAGAAGATGGCGTTCAGCAACGGGTCGCAGATTACTTCGATGCCTTCGGCATCGGATCCTGCCCGTGGTGAGTCAGCATCACTGGTTGTAGTTGATGAGTGGGCGTTCTTACCGAACCCTGAGGAGGCGTGGGCATCCATTGAACCAGTGGCTGATGTCGGAGGCCGAATCATTGGTCTTAGTACGGCGAATGGGAGCGGAAACTTCTTTCACGAACTTTGGGTGGGGTCTTCAACGGGAACGAACCGGTTTGAACCAATGTTTTTTCCTTGGTCTGCGACGGAGGACCGCGACGAGGCATGGTATCAGTCGAAGAAAGAATCAATGCTGTCATGGCAGTTGGCTCAGGAGTATCCGACAACGCCCGAAGAGGCGTTCATAAAGTCAGGTAACCCTGTGTTCGATTTGGATTCGTTGGAGGCTATGAATTCGATGGTTGAAGAAGGTCAGGCCGGTTATCTGTGGGAACCTGCGCGTGGGTTTCCGGAATTTCGTAAAGATGCTTACAGTTTGGCGTGAACCGGTCGGTGGCCGCGCGTACTGTATCGGGGTTGATACAGCGGAGGGGCTGGTGCACGGCGACTATTCGTGTGCACAGGTTATTGATGTGCGTGCCGGTGAACAGGTCGCTATCTGGCATGGGCACATTCCACCGGATACGTTGGCGAACGAAGTGCATTTGTTGGCATTGTGGTACAATAATGCGTTGACGTGTGTGGAGTCAAACAATCACGGGTTGACTACTATTGTGCAGTTGCGAAACTTGGGGCATCGGAACCTGTTTCGGAAACGCACGTTGAATACGTCGATTGCGAAGGTGTCGATGGAGTTCGGGTGGAAGACGACTAGGACAACGAAACCGTTGCTGATTGACGATTTGGGGATGGCGATCCGTAACGACGAGATGATTGTTCACGACCGGTACACGTTGGCGGAGTTGCGTACGTACGTGCGGTCCAGTAGGGGTTCAATGAATGGTTCCCCTCACGATGACCGGGTGATGGCGTTGGCTTTATCTAATCAGATGCGCCAGTACGCTTTCATGCCGGAGTATGCGCCTGCTGTCGATGACTACTGGACTGTGGACTGGTGGGCGCGAATGATTAAACCAGATGAAAGCCCCGATCTGCGAATCGGTGCAAATACGGTACGTGGGACACTTTAGTCTGTCTCTTTAGGACACTTTATGAAACCTAGGAGGTTTCTGATGGCAAGGCCCAATTTCGTTTCTCATACAAACGGAACACAGACAATTGATGGTTCCACCGGTAGGAACGACGTGATGGAACGTGGTGGTTCTGTTGTATCTAACCCGATTTGGGAGCCTGCGGCACCGCAATCTCCGAAGCAGCGGTTCAGCGACCCGAAGTACGCCAATCAGACTGGCGGCTACGGGGAGATTTCGGTGCGTGAGACGCCCCTGAATCAGCATGGTGTTGTCGGCAAGGTTGAGCCTGCGAAGCCGCAGCCGGACCTGAAGGGTCACAACACTGCACCGCACACCAAGCGTCCGTAACTGTGGCAGTTCTGCCACGTGATGCGACGTTTGACGATTTCGTTTCATACACGGAATCTCTTAGGGGGTCTTTGGGTTCGGAAGAACTCATCGACCTTTGGGAGTGGCGACAAAAATTGTTTGGTATCCGAATAGACACGGGTCGCGCATTGCGCGACCAGTTGCCCCCGGATGAGCAGCATCTGACCCGTGCCCAGCGCGGTCGGAAGGTTGAA